TCCTTCATTACTTCGTGGAATACAAAATCAAGTAAAAATTGAACGTGATTCAAGAGTAGACCGCAACAGTTGGGCAACTTTGCCCCCCTTAATGCACCCCAAGGGTCAAGCACCCCTAGAATATGGTCCAGGTCGTTTTATTCCTTATCGTCGCAAAGGAGATATTGAGTTTGCTCCGTCACCACCGTCACCTACTGGTTCTGTTGAAATAGAAAATACCTTAGAGCAACAGGCTGATAGGCTTGTGGGGCTAGATGATTCGGTAATTTCACAAACTAAAAAACAATTCTTAGTTGATAAGTTTTTATCTCATTCGTCAGAAGTTTTAAAACTTGCATATAAATGTTTCCAAAGATTTGGTCCCGATTCGGTGTTTTTTAAAGTAACAGGAGTACCAGATCCTCAATTAATGGACAAAGGCGACCCTACGGAAAACTTTGATGTTATTGTGAATTACGATGTATTAAATACTGATCCAGAGTCACAAGAAAAAAAGTTACAGCAATTTATTGCACTTTCAAATTTAGACAGAAATGGTCGTTTAAGTATGGATCGTTTGCTTGAGTTGTCAGCTAGTGCTATTGATCCTGTTCTTGCGGATGGTATGATTATGCCAGCTAAAGAAGCACAAGAAGATATTCGTACTGAAATTACTGACGATCTATCTAAGTTGTATGCTGGGATTGAGGTTCCTGCTCGTCCAAATGGTGCTCAATTTGCATTGCAAGCAATTCAACAATATGTACAACAACCAGATATTGCACAACGCTTACAAAGCGATGAAGGATTTAAGGCTCGCCTTGAAAAATATGCACAACAGTACAACTTCCAAATGCAACAAAACCAAAATGCCGAAATTGGCAAAATTGGAACTGCTCCATCTTCAATGGGCGATATGAGTACACAAACAATGAACCAACAATAATATGGCAGACAATATTACTAGAACTGATTACGCTAAAAGGCGTGAAGGCGAAATGACCGAAAAAGAAGATAAAAAATCTTCTGAATCTTTGATTGAAAGATTTAAAGATGTTATCCGTGAAGCGGAGGGCTTAA